ACATAGTATTATGCGCATTGAAATCCCAATTTTCAGATTTCAAAATTCCAGATTCCAAACACCCCCATCCCTAAATGAAAACAGAAACATAAAAAATTTTATATAAAAATCCTACAAAGCATCTAACATAAAACATCAGCCGCCAATACAAACCGACTATGCAAACAGCCCCACCCTAAAAATAAACAACATTATAAAAAATAATATTTGCACAATTTTAAAAACCATGCTAAAAATATCCCCACTAGTTGCTTCTATGTAGCGAGACATGAGAAAAATAATAGATGTAACCCCCATAAAGATTATTGATGCAAAAACAAAAAAGGCTAAGATTGTACATCAGGCTGACCTCGCATCACTAAGTACCTTAAACGCACGAACAATCAAAGAACGTGAAACAGAGTTACAATCCCTGCTGGATCAGTACGACTATCAACTTCCTAACTCTATAGGAAAGATGCGTCAGTACGTCCTACACAAACTGTTCAAAGTCGCAGAAGAAGGTGATCCCAATCTTTCTTTAAAAGCTTTAGAAATACTCGGTCGAGTTACAGAGATTGGTCTGTTCACAACCAAGATTGAAATTGCGGTAACTGACAGACCCACTGCAGAACTTGAAAGCGATCTTACCGCCCTGCTTAAAAACTACTCACAAACCAAAGAAGAAGTCAAGGAAATTACAGATGAGGAACTGCGAGGTTATTCAGATGAGTCCGAAGATGAGAATGCGCCTCATTTAGATTATGAGCTTTCTGAGGAAGAAGCGATTGTAGAGTTTGGTGTGTTTGAGGAAATTGCATAATGACCGCAAAAGATCGCGCCGATGTTATAAAAATACTCATAGATAAGTTTAATAAGAACCAAAGTGTTACCGACTGGGGTAGAACCGAAAAGACTACAGAATGGTATGAGAATCGTTCAGATATAGCTATTTTACAAGAGTTATCTTGGTATCATAAATTTGACCCTGCAGACACATGTCCTCAAACACGATCCCACTAGGCGATTTAAAGCTCGATGTTGAGCTGCTAACGCAAGCGATTGAAACAGCACCTGCAAGTGAAAGGGCTAATTTAATCGGCTTGATAACAGAGCTTAAAAGAAGGCAAGAGCGTGAGTTTGCGCAAACAAACTTCTTAGCGTTTGTTAAAGCTATGTGGCCTACGTTTATATACGGTCGCCATCATGCGCGTATGGCACAAGAGTTTGAAAAAGTTGTTGATGGCGATAACAAACGACTTATTATTAATCTAGGTCCTCGACACTCTAAGTCTGAACTGGCCTCTTACCTGCTACCAGCATGGTTCTTAGGTAAGTACCCAGAGAAGAAAGTTATCCAGTGTTCGCACACAGCAGAGCTTGCTGTGGGGTTTGGTCGTAAGGTACGTAACTTAGTTGGTTCACCTGCATACCAAGAAATATTCCCCGGTGTTGAACTGCAAATGGACTCAAAGGCCGCAGGTAGATGGAACACCAGCGCTGGAGGATCGTACTTTGCTATTGGGGTAAATGGTGCTGTAACAGGGCTTGGTGCGGACATACTCATTATTGATGACCCTCATTCAGAACAAGAAGCTGCGATAGCCGCAACTAATCCTGAAGTGTACGATAAGGTCTACGAGTGGTTCACATCAGGCCCTAGACAGCGACTACAGCCCGGTGGCTCAATAATCCTGGTCCAGACCAGATGGTCGCTCCGAGACCTAACGGGGAAAGTCCGTCAGAAAGAGCTAGAAGGTGGTGGTGACGTATGGCGAAGTGTTGAGCTACCCGCGATCTTACCAAGTGGACAACCATTATGGCCTGAGTACTGGTCATTAAAAGAATTAGAAGCAACCAGAAACGCCATCAGTGTTTCTAAATGGCAAGCGCAGTATCAGCAAGACCCAACTTCAGAAGAAGGAGCACTTATTAAACGCGAGTGGTGGCAACGTTGGGAGTCAAGCACGCCCCCACCAACTGACTTTATCATGCAAGGTTGGGATACTGCGTTTGAAAAGCATAACCGAGCAGATTATAGTGCGTGTATTACTTGGGGTATCTTTTACCACCCAGATGAAACTGGCGTATCTCAAGCAAATATTATTATGCTTGATGCTAAACGAGATAGGTTAGAGTTTCCTGAGTTAAAACAACAGGTGCTAGACGAATATAAGTATTGGGAGCCCGATTGCTTGCTTATTGAAAAGAAAGCCTCTGGTGCGCCTTTAATTTACGAATTACGAGCAATGGGTATTGCAGTGTCAGATTTTACACCGACACGCGGTAATGATAAAATATCTAGGATGAACGCAGTAACAGATATTTTTGCATCAGGTCGTGTCTGGGCACCCAATACGCGATGGGCAGATGAGGTTATTGAAGAGGTCGCGGCATTCCCTGCGGGACAACACGATGATTTTTGTTTCATTGCTGGTACTAAGATATTGATGGGTGATGGTTCTACAAAAAATATTGAAGACGTATGTGTTGGGGATAAGATTTGGTCACATCTTGGCGTTAAAAGCGTATTGGCTTCTGGTTGTACGGGAACTAACACTACAACAACTATTAGTGACGGTATCAATACCCTTGAAGGGACCGCAAGCCATTTGATATATACCGACAAAGGTTGGAAAAAGTTGACAGAAATAAATCGGGACGATAACATACTTACAGTATCAACTAATAAGGATTTACAATGTCAGCAAAACAAACAAGAACAGATAGAACAGTTGTCAAATTCAACAACAAGACTTACCAAAAATACAGCGACAGACCTTATTATGAGCGCGTTGGTGGTCGGTATTTTCTTCATCGAGATGTGTGGGCTTTTTACAATGGGGAAATCCCAAGCGACCACCATATTCATCATATTGATGGCAATACTTCAAATAATACTGTTGCAAATTTACAATGTTTGCCCGCGAAAGAGCATCGTTTGGAGCATCGAGAAGATAAAAGTATTAGGGGTAAAAGTAAAGACTCTTTGGAACACCTTGCTAAAATTAGACCACTCACAGTCGCATGGCACCAATCTGAAGAAGGTCGGGTGTGGTATAGGAAACATGCTAAAAAGTTTCTTTGCGGTGAAAACAAGCCTGTTGCATATAGTAAAGTTATACCAGTGGAAAAAGTTTGCACTGTTTGTGACGAACCATTCGTTTCAAAAAACCCAACATCACAAGAACACTGTTCAAACAAATGTACACAAAGAGCGATGCGACTTCGTAATAAAGTTGATAAACCAATTATTTACTTTGATAAAAAATGTGAGCATTGTGACAAAGACATTCACACCGTCTATAGTTATAAAAGATTTTGTGATAGCGTATGCAAAAACGGTTTCAATAGAGCCAAACGTAAAAATAAAACCAGTATATAATATCACAGTAGAGGGGGCAAAAACATATTACGCAAATAATATTTTAGTCCACAATTGTGACGTTGTCTCCATGTGTATCGCGAGGTTCCGTAAGGGTGGGTTTATAAGCACCACATTAGACAAACAAGATGAGCCAGAAGAATTTAGAGGACGATCATACGGCAGGTCGGCATATTATTAATGATTAATGTTTTACATAAAATTATAGATACACTCGCTTTAGTAGCATTTAGTTTTTTATTATTAGGTTTGGTACTCATATCATTAGATGAGTATTGGCAATATTTATACGGTTAAGGAATATAGAATGAAAAGATTTTGGTTATGTGTAGTAACTGTTTTAGCTGTTGCATCATGTACTGATGCTGTTTATGCCTCTACATGTAGAAACCCTGCAGTAAAACATAAATTTGACAAACAACAAGGATACCCTCATGGGCGTAAAGATTATATTGTTGACCATGTTTGCGCCCTTGCTCGTGGTGGTATCGATACACCTAGTAACATGCAGTATCAAACTATTGCGGAAAGCAAGGCAAAAGATAGAATAGAAAACACAGATTTTGGTGCAGCACAATTTTGTACTCCTGAGAACTCAACGCCAACACGACAAGTGTTTAATTGTAAGTAAGGATTATAAATGATAGAGAAAAGTTTAAACCCAGCCCCGCAAGGCATAGTAGCGGCAAGTGAAAATGAAGAGCCTTTGGAAATTGAGATAGAAGATCCAGAAGCCATTACCATAAGACACGGCGATGACATTATTTTACAAATCCAAAAAGAAGTAGATGAGGAGAAATTTAATGCTAATCTTGCAGAGGAAATTTCAGACGATGTATTGGAGTCTTTGGCTTCTGATCTTATTAATGATTTCGAGTCTGATATAAGCGCAAGAAAAGATTGGGTTCAAACCTATGTTGACGGGCTAGAGTTACTAGGTCTTAATATGGAAGATCGCTCAGAACCTTGGGAAGGTGCATGTGGTGTATACCATCCCCTATTAACTGAAGCTGTTATTAAGTTCCAAGCAGAAACTATTACCGCAACATTCCCTGCATCTGGTCCTGTTAAAACACAGATTATTGGTAAAGAAACACAAGATAAAAAAGAAGCCTCTCAGCGTGTTCAAGACGATATGAACTACCAGCTTACTGATGTAATGACTGAGTATAGACCTGAGCATGAGCGTATGCTATGGGGCCTTGGTTTAGCGGGCAATGCGTTTAAGAAAGTATATTATGACCCTTACTTAGGTCGTCAGGTATCCATGTACGTACCTGCTGAAGATATGGTTGTTCCTTACGGCGCGGCAGACTTACAAAGTGCAGAACGTGTTACCCATGTGATGCGTAAGACTGAAAATGAAATACGTAGACTTCAGTATGAAGGGTTCTATAGAGATATTGATTTAGGTGAACCTTCTAACACTATGGATGACATAGAAAAGAAAATCGCTGATAAATTAGGCTTTAGAGCGTCTACTGATGATCGTTATAAACTACTTGAGATGCATGTTGAGATAAATCTTGAAGGGTTTGAGCATGAAGATCATGATGGTGAGCAAACAGATATTGCCCTACCTTATATAGTAACTATTGAGAAAGGCACTAATAGCATTTTATCTATTCGTAGAAATTGGAACCCCGATGATGAGTCATGTAAAAAACGTAATCACTTCGTTCACTATGGGTATGTGCCGGGTTTTGGCTTTTATTGCCTTGGGCTTATTCATCTTATTGGTGGTTTTGCCAAGTCTAGTACTTCAATTCTTCGTCAGTTGGTTGATGCAGGTACCCTTAGCAATTTGCCGGGCGGTTTCAAAACCCGAGGCTTAAGAGTTAAAGGTGACGATACTCCGATATCCCCGGGTGAATGGCGTGATGTAGATGTGCCATCTGGTGTAATTAGAGACAACTTCTTTAACTTACCTTATAAAGAGCCCAGCCAAACACTACTTGTCTTACTAGGTAACATTGTTGATGAAGGTCGTAAGTTTGCAGGTTCGGATGATTTGTCTGCCTCTGATATGTCTGCCAATGCACCTGTAGGAACAACTCTAGCTATTTTAGAAAGAACTCTTAAAGTAATGAGTGCGGTTCAAGCACGTGTCCATTACTCTATGAAACAAGAATTTATCCTACTTAGGGATATTATTAGGGATTACACGCCAGATGAATATGATTATGAACCAACCGAAGGGGGTCGTCATGCTAAGAAAGCTGACTATGATTTGGTATACGTACTTCCTGTATCTGATCCCAATGCCTCAACAATGGCACAAAGAGTCGTGCAATACCAAGCGGCACTCGCACTAGCTCAACAAGCTCCACAACTGTATAACATGCCTGTGTTGCACAGACAAATGCTTGAAGTACTAGGTATACCTAATTACCAAAAGCTAGTACCAATGAATGATGATATGAAGCCTCGTGACCCTATTACGGAGAATCAAAACATCCTTAAGAGTAAACCTGTAAAAGCATTTCTGTATCAAGATCATCAAGCACATATCACAGTACACATGTCTGCTATGCAATCTCCTGAAGTGCAGCAAGTATTGCAACAATCAATGGGTCAAAACCCACAAGCACTACAAGCATTACAAGCGGCTATGTCTGCGCATATTAATGAGCATCTTGGATATGAGTACCGCAAACAGATTGAACAAATGATGGGGCAAGATATTCCTAGTTATGGTGACGATGACGAAGATAACCAAACAACTATTCCAGAAGAGATGGAGTTACAAATATCTAAACTAGCAGCTCAAGCTTCACAACAGTTATTGCAACAAGGTCAACAGCAAGCTAAACAACAAGCGGCTCAGCAACAAGCTCAAGACCCTCTGATTCAAATGCAACAACAAGAGATTCAGATTAAGGCTCAAGACTTACAACGTAAAGTGGCTAAAGATCAGTCCGATGCTCAGTTGGAAGCAATGAAGATACAAGTTGACCGTGAGCGTATTAATGCAAGTCAAGAATCAGCGGGCGCACACGTAGCAGCTAGTATGCAAAATATTGACAAACAACTAACCGCAAAGCAAAACGAGTTAGCTGCAAAGTTAGGAGTAGATGTAGCCCTTAAAGAAGGTGAGCATGCACATCAGAAGCACCAAACCAA